GCCTCTTTAGCGAGGTGGAAATGCTAAATATGATGGAACTCTGGACGGGCGGTTTAACTATATTTGTAGCCCTTATTGGTTATATGATGCATGAAAAGTTTAACGACCTTAAACGCATTGATATTTTATTGAACAAGACAAGAGAAGAGGTGGCTCGTGATAACGTTACTAAAGCAGAAGTTGAACGTATTGTTGAACACATTGACGCAAGGTTTAACAAGCTTGAAGGCAAAATTGACGAGCTTATTAGGAAATAAATAATGCCAAGTGTCTCTAAAAAACAACACAATTTTATGGCTGCAATAGCCAAGAACCCAGCTTTTGCTAAAAAGGTTGGAATGAAGCCCTCCGTTGGAGAGCATTTTTTAAATGCCGATAAAGGCAAAAAATTTGGGAGTGGTGGCATGAAAAAAGTTCGTAAATACGCTGAAGGCGATATGGTTGAAGACACAGAAGACGGTGGCGCTTATGTTGGATCACGTTTAAACATGGGTAAAGACCGTGGAAGCCGTCTTGGTCGTGTAAGTAAAGAAGACTCAGATATGCTTAAAAAGCAAGATGCAGCTTCTGGCATGAATAAAAATCCAAGAATGGGTGGTTTAGCAAGAGCTGGTATGTCTGGTGGTTTGGGTAACAAATATGGCATGAAAAAAGGTGGCATGGCTCACGAAGAAAAAGGTGAGATGAAAAAAGACCTTGCCCAAGACAAGAAAATGGTTAAAAAAGCTGTTGGTATGCATGACAAGCAACAGCATGGTGGTAAAAAAACAAATTTATCTACCCTTAAAAAGGGCGGTAAAGTTTGTATGGCTCGTGGCGGTGGCATTGAAATCAAAGGCAAAACCAAGGGCACCATGATTAAGATGAAGGGTTGCTAAGATGAAAAAGAAGCTACGCAAGTTTTCTGAAGGTGGTTTTGAAACTGCTGTAGGTCAATCTAGAATTGACGAGGACACTCGTGCCCGTGCAATGCGTTCCGTAATGCCTGATGATTCTCCAGCTGGCACCTCTACTTACGGTGAAGAAAATGCTTCTCCAGTTACAGTTACCAAAACCAAAACCTCTGTTACTGCTCCTGTAAAACCTAAAGCCGATGCGCCATATAGTAAACCTGCAGGTAATTATGTTAACCCAGAAAAAGGTCTTGAGCGTGTTGAGCCAGAAAACTATATTCCTGGCGCTGGATTGCTTAAAGGTATGCTCAAGCAAGTGGTTAATATGGGTGCAAAGCGCACAGCTAAAGAAGCTGCTGAAGGTGCAGCTAAGAATGTAGCTCGTAGATCTGAAGAAGGGTTTAACCCATCTGAAGCCTTGGATGCACTAAAGCCAACCAGAACTGTAAGCGTTAAAGGTAAAGATATTCCTGTTAAGCAAGGCAAGCCAAACTTTGGCAAATCAACCGAAAACATGGGCGTTAAAGAAGTGATGAATAAGTCTGGTGAAAAGATTCCAGTAAAACGTTCTATGGATGATATGATTGATGATGGTGGTTCTGGTGCGTTTAAACGTGGTGGTAAAGTATCCTCAGCATCTAGACGTGCTGATGGTTGTGCAATTCGTGGCAAGACAAGGGCTTAATCATGGCAAAATCACCTGATCAAATTGTTGCGGAAATTGACCGCAAGCAAAACGAAGAAGACTTAGGATTGCCTAAACGCATGGCTAAAGCTGCTGTTAATTTGGTTAAGCCAAAAGCTACTAAGCCAGATACGGGGGAAACTACTAATCCTATGGGTGATAAATATGCTAAAGGCGGTACAGTGTCTTCTGCTTCTAAACGAGCAGACGGATGCTGTGTTAAGGGTAAAACCCGTGGGAAAATGGTATGAGACCCAGTAGAGGAATGGGAGCTATCTCTCCCTCTAAAATGCCTAGCGGGAAAAAGAAAGCCCGTAGAGATGATACCAACTTTACTCAATTCAAAGAAGGCGGTAAGGTTAATGCTGCTGGCAATTACACAAAGCCTAGCTTGCGTAAACGGATTGTTTCTCAGGTTAAAGCAGCTGCAACACATGGTACTGGCGCAGGTCAATGGTCAGCTCGTAAAGCACAATTAGTAGCTAAAAAATATAAGGCGGCTGGCGGTGGATATAAATGACTGGATTAGCAAAATCACAACGTTCTTTAAAGGCTTGGGGAGACCAGAAGTGGACAACCAAGTCGGGAAAGAAGTCGTCCGAAACAGGCGAGAGATACCTGCCAAAAAAAGCAATCGAGTCGTTAAGCCCGCAGGAGTACGCAGCAACGACAAAAGCAAAGCGGGCAGGAAAAGCACGGGGACAACAGTTCGTGCCGCAGCCGCAAAAGGTAAAAGCAAAAGTAAAGCCATTTAGGAAAATATGAGCACATCTGGTTCAACTACATTTAATTTAGACCTTAACAACCTCATTGAAGAGTCTTTTGAGCGTTGTGGTACAGAGCTGCGTACTGGTTATGATATGCGTACTGCACGTAGGTCTTTAAACCTATTGACTGTGGAGTGGGCTAATCGTGGTATTAACCTGTGGACTATTGAGCAAGGTCAGATTGAAATGGTTACAGGACAAGGAATGTACCCTGTACCAACTAATACTATTGACTTGTTAGACACTGTTGTTCGTCAAAACAACGGCATTCAAAGCACTCAAATTGACATCAATATTACCCGTATTTCAGAGTCTACTTACTCCACAATCCCAAACAAACTGACTACTGGTCGCCCTATTCAAGTGTGGTTTAACCGCCAAACTGGTCAAAGCAACAGTACAACAGCTACTTTAAACGGCTCAATTAATGCTACCGCAACAACTATTACTGTAAGTGATGCAAGCCAGCTAACAAGTGGTGGATACATTCAAATTGACTCAGAAATCATTGGTTATGCCAACGTTTCTGGCAATCAACTAATTAATTGCTATCGTGGTCAAAGCGGTACAACGGCTGCCGCACACACAACTGGTGCTGCAATTACTAATAAAAACCTTCCATGTATTAACGTTTGGCCCACCCCTGATGCTGGTGGCAGTCCTTACACCTTTGTTTATTGGAGGCTACGCAGAATACAAGACGCTGGTACTAACGGCACGGTAGAACCAGACATTCCATTTCGATTGTTGCCTTGCATGGTAGCTGGATTAGCTTTTTATTTAGCTCAAAAGTTACCAGACGCATTACCAAGAATGCAGTTTTTAAAGAACGAATACGAAGAACAATGGTTGATGGCATCTACAGAGGACAGGGAAAAAGCAGCCTCTAGATTTGTGCCAAGGACTACTTTCTATGGCTAGTAAGTACAGTAGTGGCAAGTTTGCCATTGCGGAGTGTGATCGATGCGGTCAGCGATATAAGCTAAAGGAGCTTAGAAAGCTGGTTGTAAAGCAGCAAATGAAGAATATTAAGGTGTGTCCTGAGTGTTGGGAACCAGATCAGCCACAGTTATCTTTGGGTATGTACCCAGTAGATGACCCACAGGCGGTTAGGGAGCCAAGACCAGACTTAAGTTATCAAGTTTCTGGAAATAACGGTTTGCAGGTAATATTAACCAATAGTGTTAATCCAGATGCTAATGGAGTACCGCAGGGTGGTAGCAGGGTGTTTCAGTGGGGGTGGAACCCTGTTGGTGGCGCTAGAGATAACGGTTTGACACCCAATGATCTTGCCCCGTCTTGTTTAGTGGGTGTCGTAACAGTAACAACAACTTAGGAGTAGAAAATGTTTAAACGTGATGCAGATGGCATAGCCAAAAAAGGCAAAACAGAAGGTCGCAATTTAGGTGATAGCGGTCCAACAGCTTCAGTACTAAAGTCAAAGCCAAAAATGTTAGGCAAAGACCAAAATGTAATGAAGAAAATTGGTCGTAATCTAGCTAAAGTTCAAAACCAAGGTATGCGTAAAGCAGCTGGACGAGGTCGTTAATCATGGCTACTTTTAGCAAAAAGGTAATGGGCAAAGAAGTTGGCGATGCCAGCGTCTATGCCGAACCACATACTATGAATGGAAAAGCTATGAAAGCTAATGAATCTATTGGATATAAAACAGACCCTAACTCTATGAGTGCAATTGAGTCTACTCCAGGCGGTATGCCAGCTCGTAGAGTCAGCACAGGCAATCCTGATTCAAAACAAATTAACAAAAATGGTGGAGTAAAACAGCGTGGATCTGGCGCAGCTACCAAAGGGTTTACCTCTAGAGGACCAATGGCGTAATGAATTACACGGAATTAACTTCTGTAATACAAGGCTACGCAGAAAACGATTTTCCAGCAACAGTTGGGTCGTTCACGTCTGCACAGCAGCTTGCTAATTTTGTCCAGCTGGCGGAGCAACGCATCTATAACATAGTGCAAATGCCAGCGTTTCGTAAAAACGTTACAGGCACAATGACTACTGGTAATAAGTACCTTGCAACTCCTACAGACTGGCTTGCAACATATAGCCTTGCAGTAATTAATTCCGCTAATGAGTACCACTATCTTTTGAACAAAGATGTGAACTTTATTCGTGAGTCTTACCCAGATACTGATGCCGCTTTCTATGCAGAACCTCAGTATTACGCTATATTTGATAACAACACGTTTATTCTTGGACCTACTCCAGACGCTAATTACGCTACGGAACTCCATTATTTTTACTATCCAGCATCTATTGTTACTGCTGGCACAAGCTGGCTTGGGGATAATTTCTCTATGGTATTGGTCTACGGAGCGCTTTTAGAAGCAGCCACATTTATGAAGTCAGATGCCGATGTTATTACCAATTACAAGGCTCGTTACGATGAAGCTATGGTAGAACTTAAACAATTAGGTGAAGCTAAAGAACGTCAAGACTCTTATCGTAGCGGTCAAGTGAGGTATCCAGTAAAATGATTACTGTACAAGGAATAGGCGAGTCTAGTGGAATCCAAGTCTTTACTAAAGACCACGGAGGCTTTACTCCAGAGGAAATAGCTGAAAGAGCGTTAGACAAAATCATTCAAGTAGGAGACCAATCCCATCCCGTGGTTCGTGATCAAGCAAATGCTTTTCGCAATCATATTCGTGGGGTATTAGTTTTCTACATGAATGAAGCGGTAAAATTTGATCGTGTAACACTAGCCCACAAGCTACGGGAAGCTGGTCATCCTGAATTAATTAAACTTTTAGACGAATAGGAGTCCAAAATGGCTTTTACAGGCAACTTTATGTGTACCAGCTTTAAACAGCAGATTCTGCAAGCTGCGCACGATTTCACAACATCAACTGGCGATACTTTTAAGTTAGCTATGTATGACAACTCAGCATCGTTTACCGCTGCTACGACTGCATATACTGCAACTAACGAAGTAACGGCTTCTGGCTCTTACTCTGCTGGTGGCGGTACGCTAACTAACATAACTCCAACAACTTCTGGAACTACAGCGTTTACAGACTTTGCGGATTTATCGTTTACTTCAGCAACTATTACTGCTTACGGTGCGTTAATTTATAACACCACACCAACTTCTGGTTTGGGTTTAACTAATCCTACCGTTTGCGTACTTGACTTTGGTGGTGCTAAAACATCTACTGCTGGTACATTTACGATTGTTTTCCCAACGGCTGACGCAACAAACGCTATTATCCGTATTGCTTAAGGGTAATTGAGGTGTGGCTGATGTCATCGTTCCGTTATCTGGCTGGGGAAACCAAGGCTGGGGCATATCTCCTTGGGGAGAGGGAAGTGTTTCTGTTTCTGCAACGGGGCAAGTTGGCTCAGTAACAGTACAAGCAAATGTTAGTTTTAATGTAACAGGTGTTAGCGGTACAGGAAATGTAGGTGCAGTAACAGCTCAGGCTGGTAGTTCTGTAGTAGTAACTGGTTTAAGTTCAACTGGGTCAGTAGGTTCTGTTGAGGTAAATGCAGGGGCTTCGGTTAGTTTAACTGGGGTTACTAGCACAGCAAGCGTAGGGTCTGTCACCGTAACAACAATAACTGCTGTAAGCGTTACTGGGGTTAGTGCAACAGGAAGTATTGGAAGTCCGTCTGTAACCGCTGGGGCATCATTTAGTGTTACGGGCGTTGCAGGAACAATAAATGTAGGCTCGGTAAGTATTCAAGGTGCAGCAAATGCCCCTGTTTCTGGACTAGGTGCTACTGGTAGCATAGGAAGCGTCACTGTACAACAAGGTACAGGCGTTTCTGTAACGGGTGTTTCTGCCACAGGATTTGTAGGAAGCGTAACTAATACTGGTAGCGCTTCTGTAAGTTTAACTGGAGTTGCTGGTACTGGGCAGATAGGTCAAATATCAGCAAGTACAGAGCAAAATGTTAGTGTTACTGGATTCTTATTAACATCCAGTATTGGAACGATTAGCGTAGTAATTAATGTAGATGTAGGGGTAACAGGTGTTAGTGCAACAGGTCAAATAGGAAATGTCTTAATTTGGAGTCAAATTGATGATAATCAAACAGCAAATTGGGCTGGCATAAATGACTCGCAAACACCCGTCTGGAGTGATATTATTGACACACAAAGCCCTAATTGGGTAGGAATAGCAGCATAAAGGATAAAAAATGGCATCCACATATAGTGAATTAAAATTTGAGCTAATAACCACGGGTGAACAAGCGGGAACTTGGGGTATTACCACTGATACCAATATTGGAACCGCCATCCAAGAAGCCATTACAGGCTCTGCTGATGTAGCATATTCAAGCGCAGCGGATGTTACTGTAACGCTTACAGACACAAATGCTACCCAAACAGCCCGTAATCTGCGTTTAAACCTAACAGAATCTGGTGCTGGAATAGGCTATACAGGTAACTTAGTCCTTGGTTCTGGATGCCAAATTGAGAAGTTATACATAATCAATAACGGTACTACTGGCACTAAGACTGTTAAAAACACCACAGGTACAGGTATTGCTGTCCCTGCTGGTAAGACTATGTTTGTTTTCAATAACGGCACAAACGTTGTTGATGCAACAACTTATCTAAGCTCTCTAACATTAGGTACAGACTTAGCCGTAGCCGATGGCGGTACAGGCGCTTCTACATTCTCTTCTGGTGCTTTGTTAAAAGGCGCAGGAACAAGTCCAATTACTACAGCTACCGCAGGAACAGACTATGTAGCACCTGGCACAGCTACAACCTTTACAGCTCTACAGACTTTTGCTGGTACATCATCAAATGCAGACTTAAAGACTTCTAATATCCTTGAGGTTGCTACAGTCTCAGCTACGGCAGCAACAGGCACAATTAACTACGATGTAACTACCCAATCGGTTCTGTATTACACAACTAACGCATCAGCTAACTGGACAGTAAACTTCCGTGGTTCAAGCGGTACTTCTTTAAATACTATTATGGCTACAGGTGAGTCTTTGTCTGTTACCTTCTTAGTAACTCAAGGCTCTACAGCCTATTACAACTCGGCAGTTCAAGTAGATGGCTCTTCTGTAACACCAAAATGGCAGGGCGGTACAGCCCCAACAACAGGTAATGCTAGTTCAATAGACAGTTATACCTACGTAATTCTAAAAACGGGAAGTGCAGCATTTACTGTACTAGCTACACAAACTAAATTTAGTTAAGGTCTCATAGATGCCACGTTTATCTAAAATTGGTGCAGCAGCCCTAGCAGCCTTTGGTTGGACTTCTGGAGACTCTGCCGTTTCTGCTAGTTATCTAGTTGTTGCTGGTGGTGGCGGTGCATCATGGGCTGGTGGCGGTGGTGCTGGAGGATATAGAACAGACTCAATATCGCTTAACCCAACACTTTCATATACGGTAACCGTTGGTGCTGGTGGCGCACAAGCAGTATCAGGCGTTGGAAATAATGGTTCTGATTCTGTGTTTAGTACCATTACATCTTCTGGTGGTGGTTATGGAAGATACAATGTGTCGGCAGTTTCTGCTGGCTCTGGTGGCTCTGGAGGGGGCATTGGTGGTCAAGCTGGTACACAAACGGCTGGTTCTGGTAATACTCCATCAACATCTCCATCTCAAGGTAATAACGGTGGTACAGGAAGCGGCTCTGGTGGTGGTGGCGGTGGTGGCGCAAGCGCTGTGGGTCAAAGTATTGCTAGCACAACAGGCGGTAATGGCGGTGCTGGTACAGCCTCTTCTATTACAGGAACTTCTGTAACCTATGCTGGCGGTGGAGGTGGAGGTGGGTCTGGAGCTGGTGGTACTGGCGGTGCTGGTGGCGGTGGCGCAGGCTCAACAACTGTAGGAACTGCTGGAACAGCTAACCTTGGCGGTGGCGGTGGCGGTGGATGGAATACTAACGGTGGTAACGGTGGCTCAGGCGTAGTGATTATCTCCTACCCAGCCCCACAGAAATTCGGTGGCGGCATCATTGTAACCGATGGTGGTTCAACTATCATTCACATATTTAATACATCAGGGGTTCTTTCTCCGCTGTCTTCATTGTCAGCAAACTATTTAGTTGTTGCAGGTGGTGCGGGTGGTGGTAACTCAGGTTCAACAAACCCAGCTGGAGGTGGCGGTGCTGGTGGGTTGTTAACTGGTTCTGGTGCAGTAATTGACACCAACTCAATATATTTAGTACAAGTTGGAGCAGGTGGAGCAGGTTCAACTGCATCAAACACCGCTGGAACAAATGGTGTAAATTCTTATTTTAGTGGCTACACAACAACTGCTATTGGCGGTGGTGGCGGCTCATCTGGTACTGGCGCTGCTGTCACTGGTGGCTCAGGTGGTGGCGGTAACTATGGTTCGCAAACTGGTGCTGGAGTAACTGTAGCAGGACAAGGTTTTGCTGGTGGTAATGCGTTTAATGGTGCAAATTACACTGCTGGTGGCGGTGGTGGCGCTGGAGCTGTTGGCGTTAATGGAACTTCGACAGCTGGCGGTAATGGTGGGGTAGGTATAGCTTCCTCTATTTCTGGCACAAGCACTTTTTATGCTGGTGGCGGTGGCGGTGCTGGACCAAGCAATTCAGGAAATACCGCAGGAGTAGGTGGCAATGGGGGTGGCGGTAATGGAGGAAGAGGAACAACTGTAAGTGCACCAACAAGTGGAACAGCTAATACTGGTGGTGGCGGTGGTGGCGGTGGATATGCTTTTGCACAAGACGGTGGAGCTGGTGGCTCAGGAATTATAATCATCTCCTACGCTGGCTCTACTCAGCTTATGGCTGGCGGTACAGTCACAATCTCTGGTGGCAATGTAATCCACACATTCACCTCAAGCGGATACTTAACACCATTGAAGTTGGTTAACAACTCATTGCGTTTCCGTTCAAGTGCTAGTGCTTATTTGAGCCGTACACCTGCAACCGCCTCCAATCGTAAAACTTGGACTTGGAGTGGTTGGGTTAAGCGTGGTTCTTCTGCCGCTAATGTTCTTTTTATGGGCGGTGCAACCCAAACAGATACAGGCGCAACTTGTATTACTTTTTATAACGACATACTTTATATTCAAGGTTACAACACAAATTGGCTTGTAACCACACAAGTATTTCGTGATTATTCTGCTTGGTATCACATAGTTGTGGCAATGGATTCTACAAATTCAACCGCAAATAACAGGCTAAGATTGTATGTAAATGGTGTAGAAGTCACATCGTTTTCTACAAGAAACAATTTAACTCAAAATACTGATTACGGAATTAACCAAGCCGCATTGCATACTATTGCATATCAATCGGTAGCATTTGGAAATACATATTTTGATGGCGAGCAAACAGAAATTAACTTTGTTGACGGTCAGGCATTAACACCAAACAGCTTCGGTACATTTAACAGCTACGGTGTATGGCAACCTATTACCTACGGTGGTAGCTACGGTACTAATGGTTTCTATTTGCCAATGAACCCTGGTAGCTCTACTTATGCCGCACCTTTTAACGGAACAAGTCAATTAATTTCTGTTCCCGCAAATGCAGCGTTTAACTTTACTGGTAACTTTACAGCCGAGTGCTGGGCAAATACTTCAACCATAACTAACGCAACTCAGCCTACTTTGTTTACTATTGGTTCAGATGGCGCTGGTTTAGTAGTTGGTTTTTATGCAGGTACATTTTATTGCTATATGTTAGGTAGCGGTGGCTTAATGTCAGCTGCAACATTGCCATTAAACCAATGGGTTCATGTGGCATGGGTAAGGGTTTCGGGTGTTAATACCCTTTATCTTAATGGTGTTGCTAGTGCCACTGCCTCAGTATCTGGAACATTATCCAGCACAGGCGGTGTGACCGTTGGTAGAACAGGAAGCTCAGGCTCAGCTTTCCAATATTTCCAAGGTTCAGTATCAAACTTTAGGGTAAATAACACTGCTCTTTACACAGCAAACTTTACTCCACCTACAAGCCCGTTAACTGCTGTTAGTGGAACTCAGTTATTAACCTTGCAAAACGCTACCATTATTGATAACTCAACTAATGCGTTCACTATTACCAATACAGGTTCTGTGGCAACTGTTGTAGCTTATCCGTTTAATTTAAACAAAACAATAGATTACAGCCCAGCTGGTAACAACTGGACAAACAACAATATTGGCACAGTAACAGGCACAACCCTTGATGTAATGACCGATGTCCCAACGCTGACTAGCGCAACGGCTGCAAACTATCCAACATTGAACCCTTTGGCTTTACCTCCATCAGGCTACACAGCTGGTACATTTTTAAGCGGAAACTTACAATTTACTACTGGTGGTGTAAAGATAGCAAAATCAACTATGGCAATTCCTTTAACAGGAAAATGGTATATAGAGTGCAGAAGTAGCGGAACAAGTGCTTCTATTGATTGGATATTTGGGTTAACAGGCATGGCTACTACAACCCCTGTAAATCATTCAAATCCAGGCGTTAATTTGTATATATCTGATACTGCTTATTGGTTATTAAATGCCGTAACACAATTTACCCAAGCTGGTGCTATATCGTCTAGTGATGTTTTCCAAATTGCTTATGATTCAAGCACAGGAAAAGTATGGTTAGGAAAAAATAATACTTACTACACAGCGGCTGGGGCTGGTACTGGTAATCCATCGTCAGGCACAAATGAATTTGGTACGATTTCTACTACAACAGAATATTGTGCTTATACAGGTGGAAACTCAGGAACTACTACAAGTAGTATTAACTTTGGACAACAACCATTTGTCTACACACCGCCAACAAACTTTGTAGCCCTTAACACTTACAACCTATAAGACTATGCCTACACCAACAATCCCAGCTGGCAATTTGTTTATGAACGCTACCACTTATACTGGTACAGGAGCTTCTTTGACCGTTACCAATGGAGTAGCTGGGCAGTCATTTCAACCTGATTTTGTTTGGATTAAATCCAGAAGTGTGGCAGAAAACCATTTAGCTTATGACTCTGTCAGAGGTACAAACCAAAGACTTTACCCTAACTTAACAGCAGCAAATTCAACAGCAACAGACCAATTTAATTCATTTAATAGCAATGGATTTACGCTTGGCGCAGACCCATCACAACAAGCCAACATAACTGGCGCAACAATGGTTGCTTGGAACTGGAAAGCAGGTGGCACAGCCGTCAGCAACACAGATGGAACAATAACTTCTTCAGTATCCGCAAACCAAACAAGTGGCTTTAGTGTTGTTACTTATACAGGTACAGGTAGTAATGCAAGTGTAGGGCATGGACTTTCTGTTCTTGGTGTTGCCCCACAATTTATTCTTACTAAAACTGTAAGTACAGCATTAGGTAACTGGGGCGTGTATCACGCATCATTAGGAGCTACAAAAGCCTTAAACTTAAATAATACAATTGCTGCAGCAACATTTATTCAATTTTGGAATAATACTGCACCAACTTCAACTGTATTTTCAGTAGGAACATCTAATGATGTAAATGGCGCTTCAACTTATGTAGCATACTGCTGGGCGCCTATTGCTGGCTACTCTGCATTTGGCTCGTACACAGGTAATGGTTCTGCTGATGGAACTTTTGTATATACAGGGTTTAGACCAAGATTTATAATGATAAAAAGGTCAAGCGGTGTAGGTGATTGGCTAATCCAAGATACATCAAGAAGCCCATATAATTTATCTGATTCTGTTTTGTACGCAAACTATTCTGATGCTGAAGGAACAGGCGGTGGATATGGAATTGATATTCTTTCCAATGGATTTAAATTTAGAAATTCAGCTACTTATGCCAATGCAAGTGGTTCAACCTATATTTACGCTTGCTGGGCTGAGAATCCGTTTAAGTACAGCAATGCTCGATAATTAATAAGGAAACAAAATGACATTTACTAGACAAGACGAAATACGCCCAGACGACCAATACTACTGGGTAACACAAAACGCAGACGGTTCATACTCAGCTACTCCAAAAGAGCTAGAAGACCGTGAAGAGTCCGATGAAAATGGCAACCCGATGTATGTGCAAGTTTATGATGCAACCGCCAATGACGGTAAGGGTGCAATGGTAGACACTACAAAGCGCCTAGTCACCAAGGGTCTAAAGTCCCAGTGGATTGCCAAAGTTAAGCACAACACCAACATGACCCTAGCTCAGACCGATTGGTATGTAATCCGCAAGGCAGAGCGTAATGTTGACATTCCTGCTGATGTAGCTACTTATCGTGCGGCAGTCATTGCATGGGCTACAGCAACAGAAGCATCTATTACAGCAGTAACAACAGTTGAAGAACTTAAATTAATTAACCTAGGAGTATCAATCTAATGGCACATTTTGCTAAAATTGAAAATGGTGTTGTAGTCCAAGTAGTAGTCGCAGAGGAAGACTTTATTGCCACTGGCGCATTGGGTGACCCAGCTAATTTTGTACAGACATCGTATAACACCCGTGGCGGTATCCACTACGGTCAAGACGGACAGCCAAGTGGTCGTGAGCCATTACATAAGAATTATGCTGGCGTTGGCTATACATTTGACGGCACAGGTTTTGCTCCTCCACAACCATTCCCAAGCTGGAACATGAATTCAACTACTTATCTTTGGGAGGCTCCAATAGCGATGCCAACTGACGACAAGCCATACTCATGGGATGAAGCAACCCTAGCGTGGGTAGAAGTTGAAAGAATGACCGCATAATGAGAACCGTTTACGATGCGCAAATTGTAGACGGGCTAGTGCAGCCTAAGCATGAAGTTCATATTGAGTGTCGTGCCTGTGGTTACGACCTCGATGAAGCTGAACTGACTGCGGATACCTGCTCGGATTGCGGTGCGCCTTTAAACCTTAAACAACATATTTCTATCCATGCGACATCTGTTCCTGCCGCTGGTGGCGGAGTTATGTAAGGTGAAAAGGTATGGCAGACCCGTATGGATTATCAGAAGGAGTCAAAACTCTTAGTGGTAGCCTTGATGCAACTAGAGAGGCTACTAAAGGGCTAACTAAAAGCATTGAAAATGCCCAGCACGATGCAACAGAGGTAGCTCAGAAACAAGCTAATGAGCGTATCAGGGCAAGACGGGAAGCAGAGTTTAAGAAAGAAAGAGCATTAATCAAGGCTTTAGAAGCCTGGAAGCATAAGAAACAAATCTCCGATGAGGAGGCTAATTTAAAGATAAAGTTTGTTAAAGCCCACGGAGCTAAAGAGTGGGAAGCGGTACTAAAGATTAAGCTGGATATTGAGAATATGCAACGCAAAGACAATGAAGAATACCAGCATGATTTAAAAGCAGTAAGGCGAGTGCAGTTTTATTGCTTTGCAGCAGCTGCCGTTATTGCATGGTATTTAACTTGGGGTATTAAGGGGTAATTATGTTTCCATTAGGCGCACTATTAGACATTGGCGGTAAGATACTTGATAAGGTCTTTCCTGACCCAGCACAAGCAGAGCAAGCCAAACTCAAACTGTTGGAGATGCAACAGAATGGCGAGTTAGCTCAAATTGCAGCAGATACTGCGGAACAGCAAGAGCTTACTAAAAGACAGCAAGCTGACATGGCTTCTGACTCTACGCTATCTAAGAACATCCGCCCGATGACTTTGGTATTTATATTGATTGTCTACTCCACCTTTGCCATGATGTCCGCTTGGGATGTAGAAGTAAACAACAACTACGTAGAACTGCTCGGTCAATGGGGTATGTTGATTATGTCTTTCTACTTTGGCGGACGCACCCTTGAGAAGATTATGGATATGAAGGCTAAAAAAGAATGACGTATGACCAGCTAGATAAACTAGGCATAGACCACAAATGGCTTGCCCCGCTAGAAGAAACTTTTGCTAAGTACGACATATCTACGCCTGTTCGTCAGGCTTGTTTCATTGGGCAGTGTGCTCATGAGTCTGGTAACTTCAAGACCCTGCAAGAGAACCTAAATTACAGCGCTGAAGGGCTAATGAAGACTTGGCCCAGCAGATTTCCAAATTTAGAATATGCATCTCAGTATGCCCGTAATCCAGCTAAAATAGCGGGTAAGGTCTACAACGGCAGACTAGGAAACACTAGCGAGAAAGAGGCTTCTCAGTTTTTGGGGAGAGGACTTATCCAGTTGACTGGCAAGGAAAACTATGCGAATTGCGGAACTGCTCTTGGTATTGATTTTGTTGGAAATCCTAATCTTCTAATTGAGCCTAAATATGCAGCTTTGTCTGCGGGCTGGTTCTGGAACAAGAAGGGTTTAAACAGCTTGGCAGATAGCGGTGATTTTGAGACAATGACTAAACGCATCAATGGTGGCTTAATTGGTTTAGAAGACCGTAAAGCCAAAATTGCCAAAGCTCTATCCATATTAGGGTAAACCCGAATGCCATTACAAAAGCTACAATTTAAACCAGGCGTTAATCGAGACCAAACCAACTACTCTAACGAGGGTGGTTGGTATGAGTGCGATAAGATTCGTTTTCGTTCTGGGTATCCACAGAAAATTGGTGGGTGGCTTCGTTATGGTTCAGTTACGCTTATTGGTATTTGCCGCCAGATGTTTAACTGGATTACCACTCTTGGTGATAACTACCTTGCAATGGGAACCAGTAAAAAGGTCTATATTGAGGCTGGTCAAGAGTTCTATGACATTACCCCCTTACAGCATACCTCTACCACTTTAGGCGCTGCTGCTGGTCCGTTTACAGCTACTACTGGCTCTGCGGTACTTACTGTGTCTTATTCCACAGATACCGCCTATAACCCAGAAGTGGGCAATTATGTAACTTATGGTGGAGCCGCAACGCTTGGTGGGAACATTACAGCTAATGTTTTAAATGCCGAGTTTGGTTATGTAATCCTTACTGTAGACACTAGTGCCAAGACTTACACCATTAATGTAGGTGTTAACGCTAGTGCTTCCGATACAGCAAAGGGTGGGGCTACAGTTACAGCTTATTACGATATTGATGTTGGTTATGACATAGTTACCTATGGTTATGGATGGGGAGCTGGTGTTTGGGGTCGTGGTGCTTGGGGTTCTGGTTCTATAACTCCTGTTGTTCAGTTACAAAGGGATTGGTTCTTTAATAACTTTGACAACGACCTTGTAATGAATATCCGCAATGGCGCTATTTATTACTGGAAAAACACCGATGGGGTTCAAGCTAGAGCGACTCTTTTGTCCACAACTACGATAGATGGCGTTGCACCAGCAGATGTACCATCCTTAACTAAGCAGATATTACTATCTCAAAACGATAAGCATTTATTGGCTTTTGGAGCCACACCTTATGGTGGTGGTGCTTTTGACCCACTGCTTATTCGTTGGGCTAATCAAAACCAAGCTAATGTTTGGACTCCGTTAGTTACCAATTCTGCTGGATTTATTCGTGTTTCTAGGGGTTCTGAGATTGTTTGCGCTATAGCAACCCGTCAAGAAATTCTAGTATTTACTGACGGAACCCTTAATTCCTTGCAGTATTTAGGCACAACAGATGTGTTCGGTTTACAAGAACTGTCAGACAACATCTCCATCCTTAGCTCCCGTTCTGTAGCCGTAGTTAACAATACTGCCTATTGGTTTGGTCACGACAAGTTCTATGCTTACTCTGGTCGTGTAGAAACTTTGCCATGCACCCTGCGTAATCATGTATTCCAAAACTTAAACTACAATCAAGTAGACCAAATTGTCGTTGGCACTAATGAAGGTTGGAATGAAATCTGGTGGTTTTACCCTACCGCTAATAGTAATACCAATGATGCCTATGTAGTCTATAACCATCTAGAGAAGATATGGTACTACGGCTCTATAGAGCGCACCGCATGGAGTGACTCATCACTAAGGGAATACCCTCAGTCTGTAGCTTCAACGATTGTCTATGACCAAGAAAATGGTGTAAACGCAGATACTTTACCTTTGGAAGCTAATATATCGTCTTCTGACTTTGACTTAACGGACGGAGATCAATTTATATTAACAAAGAGAATTATTCCTGACATTAATTTTGATGGTTCTACAGCCTCTTCTCCAGAAGCCACTATGTATATTAGACCTAGGAACTTTCCTGGCACGTCATACACAAACACGGAAACTGGGCGGGTTATCCAAACTACAGTAGATCAATATACAGATCAAATTTTTATGCGGGCTAGAGCACGTCAAATGGCAATTAAGATTGCTTCCGCAAATCTAGGTGTTCAATGGCAGTTAGGTAGCCCCCGTTTAGACGGCAGACCAGACGGAAAACGCTAATGCCTTTATACAATGTCCGTGCGCCAGCGCTCCCTCTAGCAACACAAGAATACGAACAACCCCAGCAGGATCAGTTCCAAAACGTGCTTCGTCTGTACTTTAACCGAGTGGATGATGCGTTGTTTGCACTATCTGGACCATCTGGAGGGGCAGGTTTAGGATTCCCTTATGGTGCATTTTCTAGCGGGGTAACACAATCCGCTGCCTCTAATACCGCCACAGCGTTAACTTTTAATACTACTGACTTTGCCAATGGGTTTTCTGTAGTAAGTAACTCTAGAATTACCCCCGACTACTCTGGTATCTATAACCTGCAATTTAGCGTTCAAATTCAAAACCTGTCTAATGCCCCAGAAGATGTGTATATATGGCTTAAGCAATATACTGCTGCAACTAGCACTTTAGCTGACATTACAGGCTCTACAGGCGTAGTTGGACTATTAGCAAGAAAGAATCCAGGAGACCCATCCCACGATATTAAGGGCTGGAACTACTATGTTTCTATGAATGTGGGGGATTATATACAGATTTACTGGTCAACCACCAATGGTACGGACGTAACTATTCCTTATTATGCAGCCAGCGGAAGCCCTACAAAGCCATCAACCCAGTCTGTAGTGGCAACTATGACCTTTGTTTCTACCGTTTAAACATGATAAACTTACCCCAAACAACCTCAAGAGGCTTTTATGTTTAATGTAGACCAAGAGCTACCTGCATCCCAAATCATTATGCAAGACCCCCATTCTCAAGAAGCTGGGGCAGAACAAGTTGTTATGGCTGTTAATAAACTTGTTGAAGAAGGCAAAGGTATTTTGGTGCGCCACAACAATTCAATTGTTTTACTTATACAAATTGGTGATGGTGAAGTGGAAATTCATTTATTTACAGTAGACCCTCCACACCGTCTTGCATCAGCAATGAAATACTTCCACGACCAATTGGTACAGTCAGGAATTACTAAGGTGTATGGCACAGAGATGCCTGATAAGCAGCTAGTTAAAATGATGTTGGCGGTGGGTATTCCCGTGGATAAGTCCGATAAACCCGATTATTACTGGATGGGTATTGCACAATGAGATACAAATTAGACTCCGAACTCCCTATTAATGCGTTCTCTCCTCGTGGAGGACGTAGTCCTTTTACTCGTGGGATGACACTTGAAGGACCTAGTGGGGGTGGGGGTGGGGTTCTTGCTCCTGTTACTAAAGCTTTTGGTAGCGTAGCTAAAGCCGCTACTGATGTAGTAAAAGGCGTTGTTCAGCCTGTTTATAACGCTACGTTAAAACAAATTCCAGGCGTTGATAATGCGTTAGTTAACTTAGACAAATCTGTAGGAAAAGCTATTCCTGGTGGTTGGGGGACAGTAGCTTCAGTTGCTGCATCGTTTATTCCTGGTGGTCAATTGGCTGCATTAAGCATGACTCCAACTCAACTTGCCACTGGTTTAGGTGCGCTAAGTGGCTCTGGTGTAATGCGTGGTAAACATGATTTTAATTTGCAAGGCGCTATTATGGGCGGTGCAATGGCTTATGGCGCTTCTGAATTAAGCCAAGCTTTCCAAAATGCTGGAAAAAGTATAGCTGAAGGTGCTACTGATGCTACTACTCAATCAATTGCGAATGCTGCCGATAAAACAATAACACCAGGTTCTGGTTACGTTCCAGAAGGCGGCATGACTCAATTAGCGGGCACTCCCGCACCTGCTCCAACTCCTCCAGTTGCCCCTCCTGGTGCAGGATATGATTATTCTGCTGGTTATTCGCCTACTGGTTCTGATGCTGTTACTCAGGCTTATACACCTCCGCCAACCATGTTAGAGAGAGCTGGTACTGCAATTCAAAACATACCTTCCAATATTGAAAGCGGACTTACAAGTCTTGGTAAATCTGCTACAAATTTTGGTGAGTCTGTTGGAAAAGTGTTTGATCCAGCCACTTATAATGGTTTAGGTGGCAAGTTGGCTGATGTTGGTTCTGGCACATTAGACAATATGGGCAACTTTGCTTCTGGAGTAGGCAAAGTAATTGGTGGCTCTGCAAGCCTTCCATCTGGCACATTAATGGGTGCTGGCGTTCCTTTGGTGCTTGGTTACTCTGGTATGGCTGCTCTTGAAGAGCAACAAAAATATTTAGACCAGCAACTAGCCGCTGGCAACATTGCACAAGATCAATATGATGTTGAAAAAGCTAAAATTGAAGAACAAAGAGCTTTTGCACAAAAAACTGTAAATGAAAACCCACTTCAAGCAACTACAGACATAAACACTATTAGTAACGACCCTTCCATTTACAATAAGGCTAGTACACCTATATACGCTAGTCGCTCTACAGGGGATACTTTGTATGATAAAGACCCTTCAGGCGGCACAAAACTTCTTTATGCTGTAGGCGGTTCAGTAGATGATGAGTACGGCATGGATGAAGCTAGAGGAATGATGTCTGGTAACCTGCAAAACGGTCTTTTTGGTGGCGGAATTGCTAGTCTTGCTGCTGGTGGTATGGCTCCAAGATTTTTATCTGGCGGTGGCGATGGTATGAGCGACTCTATTCCAGCAAATATTGGCGGTAAACAAGAAGCACGTCTTGCTGATGGTGAGTTTGTAGTGCCAGCTGATGTAGTTTCTCATTTAGGAAACGGCTCTTCTAAAGCGGGTGCAAAACAACTGTATTCAATGATGGATAAAGTGCGTAAAGCTCGTACTGGTCGTCAGTCTCAAGGTAAACAAATTAACCCACGCAAATATATGCCTGTGTAAAGGATAAATCATGCCAACCCAAACAAACGTATCGTCAGCCTTAACAGACGTCCCAACAATACTTCAACCTTACATTACTGGGGCTGGTGGAGTATTGCCTACAGCTCAAAAAATTACGGGTCAAACTTATGACCAACTGTATGGTGATCCATTAAAGGCTGCTGGTTTAGCTGGCGCTGGTCGTGTTGCTTCTTTATCTCCAATGCAAACTCAAGTTGGTGCTGACTTATCAGCAATGAAACTGCCAGGTCAATATGGTGCTGGTACAGCAGCGGTTACTTCTGGTATTGGCACTTTACAAGGTTTAAACGACCCTACACAAACTGCTGCTTTTATGTCTCCATACGTTCAAAACGTAATAGATGTTAATAAAGCAGAAGCAACTCGTGATGCACAAAAAGGCTTGCTGTCTAATAATTTAGCAGCTGGCAAGCAAGGCACTTATGGTGGCGCTCGTCAGTTATTGGCTCAAACTGAAATGGATCGCAATCTTCAAACTAAATTAGGTAGCATTCAATCTACAGGTATGCAAAATGCATATGATGCCGCACAAAAAGCTCAGTTAGCTCAAGCTCAAGGATATGGCGCATTAGGTTCTACTATGGGAGCATTAGGTACAGCACAACAAGCTGGTCAAATGGATATTACAAAAGCGCAGGGTGCTTATGGTGACTTACAGCGCAACGTACAACAAAACCAATTAGATGCTCAGTACAACGATTTAATGGCTAAGTTAAACCAACCATTAACTAACGTTGAAACAATGAGCAACTTGGCTCGTGGTGTTCCATTGGCTCAAACAGGAATGGCATCCACTACCACCACTCCTCCGCCAAGTTTTGCTAGTCAGTTAGCTGGTATGGGGTTAACGGGGCTATCTCTTTACAATATGTTTGGATCTAAATCATGAGCATATTAAGCGCCCTTAAACAGCAAAACAGTTCAATTGATTCGTTGGCTGCTTTACCGCAAGCCATGATTATGCAAATGGCTCAACGAAAAGAAATTAGCGAGGCTATGGTAGCTCCAATTCTTGCTCGTAAGGCAGAGTTAGCTGATGCTTTTGCAAGACAAAATATGTTAGCAAATGCTAGCAAAGCTCAACCTACCGTAATGGAACAGTTGTTGGCAAAAAATGCTCAAGCAGAGCAGCCACAAATGCCAGAGCAAATGCCACAACAAGTTATGCCACAGGAAGCTGCTCCGTCAATTAATCCACAAGCTATGCCGCAAGGTGCAGAAGATGTAGGTATTGCTACTCAAGCTACGCAACCCATGTCAATGGCTGGTGGTGGAATTGTTGCTTTCTCTAAGGGCGACTTTATCGATGAAGATGATGACGAAGATGCTAGAGAAGAGGCTGACTACGCAACAATGATGAATGCTGCGCTTAGCGGAGCAAGAAATATTCCGCATAAAATATCTGAATTAGCTAGTCGCTTACCAAAATCTTATGCAGACACAAAAGCTCAAGTTTCGCATGAAAAAGCTCAAAAAATGGGCGGTCATAAGTACGAAGACTTGGTTCTTGCTGAAGCAAAGCGACAAGGTGTTGACCCAAAACTAGCGCTTCATGTTCTTTACAAAGAAACTGGCGGTCATAAAGACCCAGCAAATGCTAAATCTCATGCTGGCGCTTTAGGTCCAATGCAAATTATGCCTAGAACAGCTAAAGATTTAGGTATTGATCCATCAGATCCAGTTCAAAATATTCATGGCGGAGTTAAGTATTTAGCTCAACTTGGTTCTATGTTTGACAATAACCCACGCTTAACTGCTGCGGCTTACAACGCAGGTCCTGGCAACGTGCGTAAACATGGTGGAGTTCCTAACTTTAAAGAAACTCAAAACTATGTTGTAGGCTTAGCTCATGGTGGTGAAGTTCAACATTATGCAAGCAAAGGTTATGTAGAAGACGATGAACCTACTTCTGCTTTTGAAAGATTTTTTAATCAAACAGATGCATTAAAGGATTACGAAAACAAACTAGCTAAACAAAGAGATTTTGAGCGAGTAACTCGTGAACAACCAGGATTGTTTGATAAAACCACTAAAACACAACGTGATAAAGCAGCTGCTGATTTAGCGGCAGCCAATCAAGCTCGTGTTGGTATTAAAACGCCCGCCAAAGTAATTCCGCCAACAATACCAGATGAACTTAAAAATCTGCCTATAGCCAGCGCACCTCAAGAAGTACGTGATAACTCTGTCAAAGTAATGCCTTTACCGCAGGGTCAAGCACAAGCACCAGTAATGCCAAAATCTGGTCTTGAAAACTTTATGGAACAAATGGTTGCTCAAAAATCAGAACTTGCAAAACAACGAGCTGAAGACAAAAATATGGCTTTGCTTACTGCTGGTTTAGGTATGTTGGGCGGTACGTCTCAGTATGCTTTTGAAAATATTGGTAAAGGTGCTTTAGCTGGTGTCCAAAACCTTGGCGAAGCTAGAAAATCACGAGCTGCAGAGCAAAACGCTATAGACAGAAATATGTTGTATGCACACCGTTATCAAGGTGTTGAGGATGTTGCTAGACAAAATGCTGCAGCACAACAAGCCTATAGAGGTGAGACATTACGAGAAACAGCACGAGCCAACACTAATAAAGAGCTTGAACACGCACAAGCTAACCTTAACAATTATCTTAAAATGCAAATGGATCTTTACAAGAACCGTTTCCCAGTTGAGGGAATGCCTGGTGCTACCGAAGCAATGGCTGAAATTTACAAGCGCCCAGAGTATGTAGCATTAGCAAAACGGGCGGGTTATACTACTAATCAACCAAGCACTACGTTTACACCAAAACAAGAGTCTTTATTAAGCAAATACTTACCTAGATAAATATGGCAGAACTAGATGATCTTTTTCTAGCTTTAGAAAGAGCGGATGCCGCTGGGAACAAGGAAGACGCTCGTGAGTTAGCCAAGATGATCTCTATGGTTTCTGGTGGGGTTTCTGCACCCCCAGAGCCATCTGTTAAACAAAACACCAGTCGTTTAGGTGATATTGCTACAGAGTTTAAACAAGCTGCTGTAGGTGCTGGTAAATCATTTGCTGACGTATTTGGCGCAGAAAATGCGGCATCTCAATATCTTGGCGGTGTCCAAGAAAAAATGGGCAAAGAACTTAGACCGCAACGCATTGAACAAATGCAAAATCGGCAACGCATCATAGATGAAGCAATTAAGTCTGGCAGTACTCTTGAAGAAATTAAAGCTTATTTAGGTGGGGTTACAGAAGCTATTCCAGAGTCTATAGCTCAGGGGGTAGGCTCTCTTGTGCCTTATGTAGGAACTGGTATGTTAGGTGCTGGAGCTAGGGCGGCTGGATTAGCCTCTAAAGTAATTCCTAGCGCTAGAGCAATCAATACAACTTTAGGTGCGGCACAAGGTACTGGTGCAATAAAAGGTTCTATTTACGATACCGTTAAATCTGAGCTTGAAGCTAAAGGCGAAAGCCCAGAAGTGGCGGCTGAAAAAGCTTCTCAAGCCCAAGCATACTCATTGGCTAATGTTCCTCAGCTTGGTTTAGGTGCGGTTTTAGGTGCTGCGGCTGGCAGATACGGTGCAGAGAACTTAGTAACACCTGGCATTATTAATCGTTTAAACGCTAAGATGATTCCTAGGGCGGTAACCGCTGCGGCAGCTGAAGCTCCATTTGAAGGACTTCAGGGGGGTCAAGAACAATATGCAACTAACCTAGCTTTGGCTAGAGAAGGTTTTGACGTAGATCCTATGCAAGGTGTTCTTGGATCTGCCGCTAGAGATGCCGCTATAGGCGCTATTACAGCCGCCCCTATAGGAGCTATTAGCCGAGGTGAAAAAGCGCCTCCTAAGCCCGTTTTAGAGCCTACAAAGGCACAAGAAGCTGAGGAAAAGGAGAAGCAATCCGATCCTAATATTTACAATCCAGCAGTCAGGGAAAGTGCCCCTCAAATTGCGGCAGCGCTACTCCCCGAAATGAAGCGTTTTGGCTTGGAAAATGTAGGTCTAAAGGTCATGGATTCTATCGAAAATGGTAGAGCCGATGGTATGTGGGCTAATAACCTAATCCACGTAGCCTTAGACAAGCCTAATCCTATGGGTTCTATGCGCCATGAGTCTATCCATGCGTTAAAACAGTTAGGCGGGTTCCAAGATAATGAATGGTCAGCCTTAAACAACAAGGCTAAGGGCGAGTGGCTTAAGACCTTTATTAAAGATACTGGTAAATACGAGCAATATAAGAAGATTTATCAACAAGATAACAAGACTTTGGCTGGCTTTGAGGACTATATCCACGAAGAAGCGATTGCCGAAGCGTTTAGATACTTTGACAAGAATGGCGCTCCAGAGGGCATGATTGGTGCTATCTATGAGAAGCTTAAGCTAATGTTTGAAGCTATGCGTAATGGCTTTACTGGTGCTGGATTCCAAAGTGCAGACAGTATCTTTAGAAGTATTGAATCAGGCACAAGAGAGCAAGTAGCCCCAGCGGGTGAAGTACTTAATCCCGCCAGATTCTCTAAGCCTGATACCCGCAGATTAGATATGAACTTCAAGCAAGTTGCTGAACGTATTCCAGAGCTGCAAGAAGCTATGGCTAAGATGGATGCTGGCAAGATGACTGGCGCTCAGTACGACAAACTAGTAAACAGATACAAACCTATTATTCCTTATGATTTTGTGCCCACTCCCGCTACTAAGGCGGAAGCCGTGGATGCCATTGAAGATAAAGAAACCTATGGTATACCAGCCAAGAAACTCAAAGAAGGTCATCCAGTTGGTTTAAGACTTGATATTCCAGCCTATACCCGCAAAGGTGTATGGGTTCCAACAATCCATGAACAAGCCTCTGGCTTTGGTGCTGGTAAAAAGATTGGGCATGAAAGCGTTGCAGAGTTAACTGATGCCACATTTGGTATGTCTGAGAAAGCTGCAGCAAGTATTGCTGGCGGTAAACCAAAGGGAACTATTGCCACAATTAAAGGCAATTGGAAGAAATCAAACGAGAAGACAGCTGTTGCAAAAGCACAAGCTGCTTTAAACGACCCAGCATGGACGCAAGTAGGTATGGATCCAGAGCGTCATAGCTATTTCTATGACCGCAAGACAACCCAACCAATTCTGTCTGCTGATGAAGTCATTCAGATTGGTCCGCTCGTGCTGGCTAAAAACGCTAAGTTTGGTTCTAAGAAAGACTTTAAGTACTCCTTAGATAATGCCACCAAGGTTGAGCAAGTTCAATTCTTAGACCAAGAGATACAAGACTTGGTTAAAAACGTTGGCAAGCGTATTGTTGGCATGAAGTCTGATGAAACTTTAGAAGACGTTAAAAAGGCTGTTGCTAAATTACAACAGTACACTGCTGAAGGTATTAAAGGTAAAGATTGGTACGAAAAATCAGCCGCAGCAGTGCTGAGTGCGTTTAATGGCGACCCTATCCTTGCAGAGAAGTTTTTCCAAATTATTGCTATTACCTCAGCCAACACAGAGGTTGGAGCTAACTTTACCAAGGCGGTAAACGGCTGGACTCAATTTGCTGAAGGCAGACCAATCAAAGTTGGCACTGAAAACGAGAACAAGAAGGTAGATGCTCTTCTTAACTTTGGTGAAGATTGGGGCGGTAGAAAGACTAATACTTTCTATTCCAACTTAATGGAAGCTATGGAAGGCAAAGATACTGGGCGGTCAACTATTGACTTGCATATGACCCGTATGATCTTTGGTAAAGATACCCCTACTGATGCTCAATACGAATTAGCTGAAAACATGGTTCGTTTGCTTGCTACTAAAGCGGGCATGGTTCCAAGACAGGTACAAGCCGCATCTTGGGTTACTCAAAAAGCCAAGTCTATGTTTGACTTGTATCGTCAAAAAGGCTGGAAAAAGAACCTTTCTGATACCGAGTTAAGAGAATTAACTTTTGAAAAAGCAGTTGGTGATTATTCCCACCAAATGAAAGCCAAGACTAAAGCGTTGCCTATTACAGAGGCTCTAAAAGAACCATCTCCTAGCATCAAGGCTCGCACCCAAAACATTACTGGAGAGATCATCCCATCCGTACAAACCCCTATGGGTCAAGCGGAAGAGATGGCTTTCAAGTTTAAAGAAAAGATTACCAAGCAGATTGCTAACTCTGATGCCATTCCTAAGCTGATTGATGCTCTTGGCATTAATAGTAAGGTTAAAGTTACCGTTGGTTCTGGAGCATATGCCTCTAAGGTTAACCCTAACTTAATTGTTAAGGTCATTAGCGACAACCCAGAAGAAGCCCAACGAGATGCGTTAGATCTGGCTAACGCCATGTCTTATGTGTTTAAACAGGATGCCACGCCTTTGTACCGTGCTGATCCTAAGTTGCTAGGACAAAATCAGCTTGGTCACAAGATTAAGTTTGATACCGCAGACATCACACCAACTCAGCAGAAGAAGATGTTGGCAATTCTGCAAAAGCGTTTAGGCGAAGATGCTGGATTTACTAAGATCAACAATACTGAGTTAGTTACAATTAACTATCGTGGTGAAGACGGCAATCCGTTCCTCACTACAGACGAAGATTTTATGAAAGGTCTTGCTGAGATTCAAGATGAACTTAGCAAGGTTTCACCAATAGAGTCCCAAGAGATGTTTGGGGCGCAATCGGAGTATCCGTACCATGACTGGAAAACAGAACCTAGTGGAGCTGGGATTATCACTCGGCTTCAAGATAGCAGACGAGACAGACCCAATCTACGACAACAGCTTGACAATCTCGGTGAATCCTTCGTCTCTGATCTCAGAAACACCGTCAGAGAATCAGGAGCAACCCCAAGATTTAGCATAACCGCACCCGATACCAAAGAGTTTAAACAGTGGTTTGGCAACAGCAAAGTTGTTAACTCCGATGGCAGCCCTAAAGTCTATTACCACGGCACCGCCCAAGACATTACAGAGTTCAAGCCTAAACAGGCTAATGCAATATTCTTAACAGACAATCCAAAATTTGCTAAAGATTTTTCACAATTAAGCAAACATTACATGGAGCAAGATGCGTTTAATTCTGCCTCACAAGAGGAGAAGATAGCGCAATTACAGTCCGTCAGAAAGCTTTTGGAGGAAGATGGTAGAGATACTGACTCAATAGCAAAAGACATTAGAAAACTAAAGAAAGGCGAAAAACTACCTAGCGACTTTTATATAGCTGGCGGTTATTCCGATTTATTAGACTACGTAAACCGTGATAATGCGGGAGCGGAAAACATTCTTCCTGTATTTGTAAAGGCAAACAATCCTTTTGACTATCAAAATATTAAAGATATTGAAAAAGTTTTAAAGGTTGCTACCCCAGAGGAAATGCAACCTATTTTGCAAAGGGCTTCTTATAACCCAGACAGATTAAAAAGAATTATTGGCGAGGGATCTTGGAACACTATTGAGTCCCCACAGTTTCAATCAGCAGTTAGACGTGCTGGATTTGATGGATTTTATGTAAGCGAAGGCGGTAACAAAAACCTTGCGGTCTATGATTCAAGCCAAATTAAGTCGTTTACTAACCAAGCGCCTACAGAATCTAAAGACATTCGTTTCTCTGTTGCCTTAAATAGCATTGCGCCAGACACTTTCCTTACATCTGATAAGAACCCTAATGCTCTAGGTAACCTAGGGTTTATGCCAGTTAACTCGCCATTCCCTAAACGTCCTATCCGCCTTCAGATTGGAACTAGGGGCAACGAAAAGGGCAAAGCCTACGGTGCTAAACACATCCTAGAACGTGCTTTAACAGATGTGGCGCACAGACCAGTAGCGGTTACTAAAGAAGCCCTAGAAGACACTATTCTTCATATTGAGAGCTTGTCTAAACGCTTTAATCGTGTTTACGCAGATGGCAAGCAATTCATTCTGTATGACGCACAGACCGATGATGCAATGGTTGTAACACCAATGAACGGTTTCTACGGTGTCACTACTATGTACAGTAATCCAAACGTACAACGTAGATACGGCAACCCTAAGTGGAGTGGCAGAAACATCCAACCACCAGTAGAAGAGACAGGATTAAAGGCTAAAGGCATTTCTGTACGTGCTACAGAAGAGGGCGACATTGTCCAGTCCGAAGTACCTAAAGCGTTTAAACAGGCTAAAGTAACTACGCCAAATCAGATTGATGAGCAAGCTCAAAACTTGCCACGTAAAACTGGTACATTAGGTGTTAAGAAGAAGTTGTCTGTAGCAACTAACGCTCCTCCACAAGGCACGTTTACAACCCTTGTTGAAAACAAAACTGCTGGTAAACGTTTAACCGATGCTATTACTGGTGTTATAGACTTGTTTAAAGACCCAGAAAAACGCATGGAAGCCCGCATAGCGTTTATTGACCCTAACTCAGCGTTAGCAAAACGGTTAGAAAATCAACCAGTTTATGATAAAAATGGTGTACTTCGTGCCGATTTGCTGGCTAGAGGCAAAGCTACCACCATCAACATCATTCGTAACGGTCTGCAAACGGGAATTCCCATCAAAAACTCTGATGGATCTGTCATCATTGAAAGAGATGACGTAAACAACCTAGCCAACAGCCAGGCGTTAGCAGATCGTTTAAACGATAACCAATACGTAATTGACTCAAAAATCAAGGGTGGTGGTAGAGGATTTGTAGCTGAAGTGGCTCGTGCCCTCCGTGCTAAAGAAATTATAGAAGAGGATGCTGCCTTTAACAAAACAGAACCTAACCGCAAGAAACATAAAAACAGAGAAAAGCAAATCAAGATTGAACAAATCAAATGGGCGGAGCAACAACTTAAAAACGTCCCTGAGCTACAAGCAATCTTTGACATTTGGAAAAACGTTAATACTGGGCTGATTAACTTGTGGGAAGACGTGGGATTGTTTAGCAAAGAACAAGCTGACAATTACCGTTCTAAGCAACACTACGTGTCTTTAGCGGCTTCGTATGCCGACCTAGAAGTGATGATGGCAAACCAGTTAGGCTTTACCGCATCAGGCTTAAAGTCCACAGGCAAAGTGCATGAGCTTAAGGGTGCTGAGTATTTGCGGGACAAGAATGGAGTCATTCAGACTGATGAAAATGGCAAGCCAATTTTGTTAGAACGCAACCTTTGGGAAAACATTGATAAACAATATGCTTCTATGTTAGCGGCTGCTTACCAAAATCAAGTACGTAAGATTGCGGTTCAACAGTTGATGGGTCATGAAGCCGCCACAATTCCAACCAGAATGAAAAATGGTAAAGAAGTTGGAGCGCCATTAACAAAAGGTATTAACTTAAAGTACAAGGATTATGGAAATCCATTGGCTGATAAAGATGGTGTAGTTCATGCTATTGTTACTAACCCTATAGATCTAGCCGCATTTGAAACGTTCCATTATGAGTTAACCCCTTTAATGAAGTTCTTTGGTGGGGCTACTAACGTCCTCCGTGCGGGTGCCTTGCTCAACCCAATGTTTTGGATTCGTCAGCTTATCCGTGACCCAATCCATGCAACTTTGGTGGCTAATAGCGGTATCGTAACCCCATTCCACTCCGCCAAAGAGTTTATCAGCATTCTTACTAAGAACTCTCCTGAAGCCCGCATTTTGGCTGAACGTGGAGTCATTGGACAGTACGATAGCACCCTAGACTTGCATTCTTATCTTGAGGGGGCTGGTAAAGAACAATTACCAAAAGGTAATATTAATAAGTTGTTCCATAAGTTGATGCAGTACCACGAAGCATCTGATGCCGCAACCCGTGTAGCTATCTTTAAGAAAGAAAAAGAAGCTGCCATGAAAAAGGGCATGAACGAAGAGCAAGCAACTAACCTTGCAGTTATGAAAGCTCGTGAGTCCATTAACTTTATGATTCACGGAAACTCAGAGACTTTAAATTCTCTGCGTCAGATGATTCCGTTTCTTTCTGCGTCCATTACTTCTTTAGATACCGTATACCGTGCAGCTACAGGTTACGGATTGTCTGGTGAAGAGAAGGCTGCTGCTAAGAAGCTGTTTAAACAACGTGCAGGTTTAATGCTCGGCAGCAGCATTGCCTACGCTATGTTGATGCAAGACGATGATGAGTACAAAAAGTTGCCTGATTATGTCAAAGATAATAACTGGCTAATTAAGAACCCAACAGGCGAAGGCTTTTTGAAAGTAGCCGTGCCGTATGAGGTTGGATTCCTGTTTAAGACATTGCCAGAGGTGGCTATACGTGGTTTGTATGGCAATTCAACAGGCAAAGAGATGCTCAAGTCTTACAAAGACGGATTCTTGCATAACTTGCCTACTGGTGGAGTTCCTATACCACAAGGCGTTAAACCACTTTTAGAAACGGTTGCTAACTACTCATTCTTTACTGGCAATCCAATTGAGAGCATTGGCGAAAGCAGACTGCCAATTGAAATGCGTGGCAGAAACGCAAGTGAAACCGCCAAGTTCTTAAGTCAGTCTGGTTTGGGTGCAATAGGTCTGTCCCCCGCCAAAATTGATAACCTGATGCAAGGCTACCTTGCAGAGGCTGGTACATTCTCATTCTTTTTAGCCGATCAGCTTGTCACTACAGTACAAGGCAAAGAACCTACCTCTAAGAACTTGGCTAAACAACCATTCTTCAAGTCATTCCTAACTGATCCAAACTCTAATAAAGCCGTTGCCGACTTCTATCAAATAGAGCAGACCGCCAACCAAGTAGCACAAGAGTTCAGCACAATGACTAAAACTGGCTTAGGCAAAGAAGCAGTAGAGCTAATGCAAGATGAAGACAAGCGCAAGCTAATGGCATCTGCTCCCGCTTTACGCAGAGTGGCTACATCCATGACTGCTATCCGCAAGGCAATTGAAGCCACTAATAACAATCAAAATATCCCGCCTGATGATCGCAGAGAAATGGTTAACAAGTTGACATCTCAATACAATCGGGTGGCAGAGCAAGGTGTCAAGTTAGCAAATACCCTAGGTATTCGATAAATGATTCGCATTTGTCACAAAATGCATATATGATGTACGTAATTTATTGTTGTAATTCAATAATTTACGGAGGCTTTTGATGGCAAAGTATTTCCTTACAGATGATCAGTTCATAGAATCTTGGTTAAAATTAGGTAGTCCGCAAAAATTTGCGGCAGAACACCAGATGGATGTCCGTTCTGTGTACAACAGAAGACGGTCTATTGAAAATAGATTAAAGATCCAACTACCAACCCTAGACGATAATAGGTTTTCCCCCCTTAAAAAACTAGAACAAGTCATAGGCAACGCTAGACGTGGCATAGAGATGGAAAAAGGCAGAGTCGTAGTGTTCTCAGACGCTCATTTTTGGCCCGACCAGTACACTACCGCCTACAAAGCTCTTCTAATGATCATTAAAGAGTTCCGACCTAAAGTGGTTATCGCTAATGGGGATATTTTTGACGGCAGTCAAAACAGTAGGCATCCAAGGATTGGCTGGACAC